GTTCTTGCGGAACTGAAACAATGACACCTTGAAGTAAATAGCATCAAGTGAATTGTCGATAAAATCAAAGAACCATTGCTTTTGCAAGAATTTTGTTTGTTCATCAAGCTCTTTTCCATCTTTGTCTACTACATAAAAAGGGTGGTTCAGGGTCGCTGAACTACGGATTTCCATCACAGCACCCAAATGACCATCGGTAAGAAGGTCTTTCAATAAATCCTGAAACAAGTACCAACGTGGATTGTCAACGTCTTCGGCTACTGTCATAGCATCACGCCATTTCTTAATATCTTTCCGCGATCTGTCGACAACTTCCTGTATAACTTTCAGTATTATATCGGTACTTGGTGCTGATGCTCCAAGTGCTTCAGGAGTTGTTGGAGTTGTCGGTTTTGTCCGACCAAACATGTTTTTTAATCCCATTTTAAAGAGTGTTTAAAGATTTGTTACCATTTATGATTTTCGGGAGTACGGCTTGACAGTCTGAATTCGGTGTATTCTTCACCGGTATCTGTATATAATTTGGTTGGAAGGTCGGCCATTGTTTCACCATTCCCAACATCCTTAAGCCAGTCAATTGCATCCTGATAGCGGTCCTGCCGGTGTTGGGGTACATCCTTTGAACCTGATTTGCTGTATAAATGATAAAGAGAAATGTCAATAGTGATCGTTACCATCCATTGGTCACGGTTATCTATTGTATCTGATTCGGCAGGTGCAAATACCTGAGCGCAATCATATCGTTTGCCAATGCGGTTCTTTATTTGCGAAATGGCTGTGTTCTCAGCCCGTATAAGACCTGCCGAATTGAACCATTCTTCATCGTTTGATGTAAGAAGTTTAATAATTTCTGACTTGACTTGCATCGCATAATCAAGTTGTTCAATGAATCGTGCCATAGTTTAAAATCTTTCTTTTTGAAATGAGTCCCGTGAATTAGTCATTATTTCGAACTGAGATACAAATGTGATTGCATTTACTTCGGTAAAACCACCTTGAAGTGCATCTAAGAAGTCGAGTGGTATTTTAGCACCTTTTTCAAATGCCAGGAACGTTTCAACAGCAAGTGTAAAGTCAGCTGTATCCTTTTCGGCTTCGTTCCAAAAAGTATTGCCACGCTCAAAGAAACCGGATATACCTTCTATACGATCATACTTGTCACCTTTTGCGCGCTTGGATGGTACAATTGGAATATAATAGCCCCGAATATCGCCTTCTTCGTCAAAGTCATTGATAAACTCAGACATCGCGAATAAACCCTCAATCAAATATTGAATTGATTCGCGATCTAGTTTTTTGTCCTCGTAAATATCGTATAACCAGGCAGCCAGTGAAGCGCGTGAAGTCTGTCGAAAAAATGTGTGCAGTATATGAAACTGACGTCCTATTTTTCCCAGGAATACAATGGATTTATGACAAGCATCATCACTCCAGGAAAGGTCACCATAAGCAACAATAGCATCATACTTTTTATACGGAAGAATCTTAGTCCATTGCAACCATTCAGCCTTAAACACCTTACCTTCTGAAATATGCGTATTCATATACTCACGCATGAACGAGCGATATGGCATAGAAAGGTATTTCTTTTTCCAATACTCAGCTGATGTCTTTTCAGGCCAGTTCGGTTCAAAAGTCTTTATGTCAATTACAGCATCGACCCGTAAATGAAAATAGTCGGTCTTTTCCTTAGCTGCTTTAGCCTCCTTTATCTTTAGTTTAAAGAATTCACCCAACCGGTTGGTGATCGAGTTCTTGTGGAAGTTGTTGTTGGCATACACAAAACGTTCGGTTGCATCGTCATCGGAATCAAAACAGCCCATGATGTCCTCGTTGATATAGTCAACCGCTTCGGACATCAATTCATTGTTCTTGACGTGCTTTTTGTTGTCAACGTCATCTACTGCAATATAGTCGGGACGTTCAGCACCTTCACGCGCTCCACGTGGGGATACTCCAAATCCTATGGCCATAAAGCGCGTACCATCAGAAGTCATAAAGTCACCGTCCGACCAATCGCCTTGTTGGAACTTGTTTCCGTAGTCATTCTTTATCCGGTGGTTGTATTGCAATTGTGCCTGAATACCTGAAAGCAATGCTTTAGCCTTCTTATCATTTTCACCAACCAGTAACATGAAATGTAGGTCGTTTTTTGCCAGGTATAAATATAATGGGATACCAAGGTCAATGTGAACCGACTTACCGGATGAACGGTATGCTTCCATCAGGGCTTTTACCTTTTTATTTTCGATAATAGCCTTTGCCAGTTTGCGGTGAAACCATGCAGACTTTTTCTTTGCATAGTTTGGAAAATAGTACTCAAACCAACGTACGTATTCTTTTTCATTGTATGCAATACGTTGCATCTTATCAACATGACTTTCGTTTATGTTGATAGATGTAGCCTGCCCAATACGAATGCAATGCTTATCGTAATCGGATATTATCTTATTATACTTGATTGTAGACATTAGGCTTCCTGGCTAATTTTATCCTGGAGAAACATTTTATGATATTTGGTAAACTCATACGCTACTTTTGGGTCGATGGTAGTCATCCAATTGTCGAAATCAACAAAAGCATCACGGAACACTTCAACAGAAAGCTTCTTATTCATGTAGTCATAGGCTTTCATAACCTTACTCAATGAATCGGCATCAATGCCGGGTTTCGGTTTATTATCATCTCCTAAAACTATCTCACCTTTTACAATCCGGACAGCTTCCTTAAGCAGAATTTTTTTGAGTTCCATCGGACCAGATTCAAATAGATTCTTTGTTTCATCCCAGTTGTATTTGTCACGCCAGGAATAGATTGTTTTGATATTACGATCTAACTCAAGCGCAATGGCCTGTGGACTTACTCCTTTTTCTACATAAAGCGATTCGGCATACTTCATTTCTGCCTGACTTACTTCTTTTTTCTGTTTTGTTTCTACTTTTTTAGCCATGACAATTAATTAAATATTGACAAAATTACATTTGAAAAATGAAGTCGTTCCTGTGTTAAATAAAGTGGCTTAATGATTCTTTAAAATGGCTTTAAAGTTCGATGAAGCCGCTTTTGTACAGGCTTTGAAGTAATATTAAAGTAACGTAAGTTTGCATCGCTTTAAAGTTTTTAAATCAGATTCAAACTTATGCTTTACAAAAAGATCACTAATACTCATGCAGAAACCAAACTCTATGGCAACATCGGAGGCTGGTTTGCCAATGGTGACACATTCACATCGTTTTTAGATAGCCTGGAAGCTGCCGGATTCAATGAACTGACGATTCGTTGGCATTGCTATGGAGGTTCAGTATTTGAAGGGAATGTGATAGCCAATGCCCTTGAGCGTTCAGCTTTAAAAATCAATATCGCTATTGATGGTGTGGCCGCTTCAATGGGTTTTTTCATTCTCCCTTACCTTCCTGCCGAAAATATAACTATTGCCGCCAATGGATTTGGTATGGTTCACCGCCCACAATCGCCCGAAATGGGTGACGCTGATGCGCACATAGCTGCTGCAAAGCTTCTGAATGATATGGAGGCGAACTTTATAACGGTTGTAGCTGCACGCTCGAAAAAGACCCCTGAAGATGTAAAGTCATTGTGGTTGGATGGAAAAGATCACTGGTTGAATGCTGATGAAATGGTTCAGTTTGGTTTTGCCGGAAAGAAAATTACATCGACGGCTAAAAGCCTGAAGGAATTGGATAAGCAAACGGTCGAAAGTATGGCCATAGAATCAATATACGACCGCTTTGCCGCGGTGTTGGATAAAAAATCAATTATTAATAAAAACTCAAATCTCGAAAAAATGAATGTAGCATTATTGATTGCTGCTTTTGCACTGACAGGTGTGACTGCCGAAAGTCCAGAAACTGAAATTCTTGCGGCTTTAAAGAAAAAATTTGAATTCTTGGAAACTAAGGTCACTAACTTGGAAGCTGAAGCGAGTGCCAAAGTTGCTTCAGCTATCACGGCTGAACTTGACGCGGCACAAACGGCAGGAAAGTTTATACCTGGAACCGGACAGACCATTGAAAGCGTTCGTGCAACGTATCAAACCATTGGAAACACTGCCGGTATTGATGCTTTGAAAACAGTGCTAGCAGGCATGGGTGGTAAAACTCCTATTGCTTCCATGATTATTAAAGGCAAAGGAACTCCTGCTGCCGGTGTACAGAACTGGAAATGGTTTCAGGAAAATGACCCAACCGCATTGGAAGCAATGACAACGGAAAACCCTGATCAATTCAAAGAGCTATATAAGGCCGAATACGGAACTTATCCAGGCTGATCAAACCCTTTAAAGTAGTTTTAAACTTTCCCAAAGTGAAGAAACTTTGGGAAAGTTCATTTGCAAAAATCGATTATTTACAAATACAATTTAACTAACAATGAAAACAAAACTTATTCTTTCGATTTTCACATCACTGTTTTTGGCAGTGCTTTTTGGCGGTTCCATATCTATGGCCGCTGGGTTACCGGCATTACCGGTTATTGGTTGCATTAGTGCAATTTCATTTATTCCAGGCATTGTGCCTTCAGGCGTGTTTTGTGCAACCGTATACCGCGAAGTATGGACTAAGCAGGTAGTTGCAGCTTTTGAATCAGGGCTTAAAGATACCTTCCTGGATGGTGTTACATCGTATGATCAATATGTCTCCGGTGATGACGAAAGCCAGGTTATTCATGCATCCTATTTTGGTGTTGAGCCTGATGTCTTAATCAACAACACAACTTATCCGATTCCAGTACAGGAATTAAATGGTTCTGATATTCCAATTGCCCTGGATAAATACCAGACGAAAGCAACGCCCATCACAGACGATGAGTTGTATGCCCTGGCATATCCAAAGATGGCATTGGTGAAAGGTGCACACAGTAAATCAATGTTGAAAAACCGTTTGAAAAAAGCGATTCATGCATTTGGTCCTGCCGGAAATACAGCAGATACCCCGGTAATTTTGACAACCGGTGCATTGGTGAATGGCCGTCGCCGTATGTTGTGGGATGACGTTATTGCACTTCGCCAGGCATATACCGATGTCGATATTGATATTGAGAATTTCCGTTTGGTGCTGTGTTCAGATCATGTGAATGACCTCCTGGTGGAAGAAAATAACGGCAATTTCAAAAAAATGTATTCAAACATAAAAGATGGCGTAATCATGAACCAGTTTGGTTTTGAAATCCGTGAGTATACCCAGACGCCATATTACAATGCAACCTCGAAGGTTAAGTTGTCATTTGGTGCTGTACCTGCAGGAACTGACAGCCGTGCTTCGGTTTGTTTCCCTGTTGATAAAACAGGTAAAGCAATGGGTAAAACAAAGATGTATTTCTCTGAAGCTGCCTCTGACCCATTGACCCAACGTAACCTTATCAATTTCCGCAATTACTTTATCGCATTGCCATTGGTAGTGAAAGGATTTGCAGCGATTGTTTCGGCTCGTTCGTAGTCAGCTTTCTAAACTTTGCCAAAGTGATAGAAACTTTGGCAAAGTGTTTTTAAATCTACTTTAAATTTACTTTAAACAAATAACAGTTATGTTGAAAATAACGACAGAACAAAAGACCAAAGGCATTGAGATAGGTCGCAAATTAGGCCAGTCTAAAATGTGGGTGAATTACAAAGGTGAGTATTTTACCAATGAGAATTTTGCCAATATTTCAGTCGGTAACGACAAAGAGAAAGTTGGCATGATTGAAGTAACGTCTGAGGCTATTACTGAAAAGAAAACCAATGAGCTTGGTAAGGTTGAAGACGTGATTGTTGCCATTGAAGCTGCTGCTGAAGTGGAAGTAGTTCAGGCTATCATTGATGCCGAAAATGAAGGTAAGAAGCGTAAATCTGTACTTGAGGCAGGCGCAAAGAAAATTGAAACCCTTAATGCTTCGAAATAATGAGTCTACGTGGAACTACATTAACCGAAGGTAAAATAGGAAACAACGTTTCCGGTGAAAGTCGTGAATTCGGCTTAATCGGAGGCGGTGTTGCTGTTGTCGGTAAGGCACAATTGGATGTGGCTTATAAGTTGCTTCGACCCTCTGATGCGGTTGCATTAGGCATTGATGCTGCTTATGATACCACAAACGATGTACAGATTTATCGTCACATTTCCGAATTTTACCGTATGGCGGGTGAAGGGAAAACCCTTCGAATCATGTTGGTTGCAAAAACTAACACACCCGTTACGATGACTGATAAAGCTAAAGTATTGGTTTTGGAGTCTGGCGCAATATCCGATATCGCATTTGCCTTTAATCCTGCAACTGCTTATGTTGAAACATTGGTTGATGGTTTGAACGCTGATGTGAAACTTGGTATCCCGGCATTGCAAATATTTGCTGATTGGTGTGATACACATGATATGCCATTGCATACGATTTTAGAAGGTCGTGGAATCGGTGACACACTTACGGCTTTGGCTGATTTGCGTGCATTGATAGTAGGTGAAGCTGCTTTTTCGGCTCATAAAGTAACACTGGTGTGCGGTCAGGACTGGACATATGCTGATGGACTTTCCACATTGGGAAAGAAGTTCGCTGACGTAGGAACCTACTTAGGATGCATCGCTTCCCAGGCATGGAACCGAAACCCCGGTGAAGTGGAAACACAAAACCTGACAAATGCGAACCTGAGTTCATTTCTTACCGGTGGTTTATCCAATCATAAGAAGTACTCAGAAGTGTATGACAGCCTTGAAACCATTAATACGAAAGGATATGTGTTTCCTATCAAATATACCGGTCGTAGCGGTTATTGGTGGAATGATGGGCACGTGTGCGCTCCGATTGTCATGGATGCTTCAGGTAACATGAACCAACATATGATCTATTACAGTCATACGATGGACATGGCTAAACGTGCGTTGCGCATTGTCTATTTGCCTGAAGTAAAAAAGCCTGTCGAACTGGAAGCCGGTAAATTGCCAGGTGGTATTGTGGGTTACTACAATGCAATTGGTAACGATGCCTTCAGATACATGGCCGGTAAAGGCTTTATTTCAGATGGTGATACATCCACTGATGCAAACAGCGATCTGTTGATTGAAAAGGTGCTTAACATTCAGTTTGGTGTTGTGCCGACCGGATGCGTCAATGAGATAAAAGGAACTATAAACCTCAAAAGCAAATAAGAAATGAGAATCAGAAGAATGGGTGAGGTTTACTCATCAGGTGATGTAATCGTTACTATTGCCGGGATGCACGATGTGAATCCTTCAGGGATTGAATATGGTTATGAATATGCTCATGAGTATGCAAAAGGTATTGGACGTACTCCACGCGGTTGGAGAATGGGTGCAAAGGAAATGACCTCTAAAATTACACTGCCACTCGATGTGTCGGCTGAATTTGAAAAGATCGCTCCTAATGGTGATGTCGCCAGAATTCGACCATTTCCAATCAATGTGATTTATACCAATGCGGAAAATGAAATCATTCATGACCTGGTTATTGCCAAATTCAAAGGCAATAAGCGATCCGTGACCAATGATGGTGAATTGGAAAATGAATTCGATCTATTTACTCTCGATGTTCAGTTGAATATCGGATTGTAACCTTTAATAAAACCTTTTCCAAAGTCTCGAACTTTGGAAAAGGTAATTTTTAAACTCTCTTTAAACTCTCTTTAAAAAGCAAACACAATGACTGAAAAATTAAAAACAGAAGTAAAGGAATTACCGGAAGGCATCACACAGGCCATGATTGATGAAGCAAAATTGAAACATGGTGCTGACAAAGTGAAATTTATTGACTTGCCCGTCGACGAAGAATCGACATCGTACAAAACGATTTTAGCCTGCGTTCCTACACGCACCGTAGTTGGCCAGTATCGACGTTACGCTGATACCGACCCAAAAAAGGCTGATGAGATATTGGTAAAAGCTTGTATCCTGAGCCACAAAGATGAAGTGTTGGCCGATGACGGTTTGTTCTACGGAGCATTGACCGGAATTGCGGAACTTATCCCGGTAAGGAAGGCTATCGTAAAAAACTGCTAACGCAGTCATCGAACATTAAGCCTTTGAAAGAGGCTGATGGCTGCGTATTGGAAGAAATATTAGAAATGTATGATGCCATGATACGATTCTTTTTTAAAGAAAACCCCGACCACTTAGATGATGAAGATTACGTAAGGCGGGTAAAAGAATTGAGGTGGCTGAGCGAAGAAGGATTCACTAAAGGTATAAAGTTATGACATTTGATTTTACAGGCCGTTTTCAGTCGGCATTCGGATTTACTACAGGAAATGTAACCACCCGTTTGGATGCAAGCGGTTTTGGTGAAGTTGTGAAAGATGAATCTGGTTTCGATATGGCTATTTATTCCCTGGATAAATCGACGTCGTTTGATGAAGTGCTTTTATACCGTGATAAAGTAGAATATTTATTCGCTTATCGTTCGATCAGTGATGATTACAAAGATGTATTTGCTACCCCGCCCATGTTGAGCCTTAAAAGGGCTAAGAAGTTGGTAATAACTCCAATTGATGACAGCGATGTTGAAGTTGTAGAACGTTACGGAACGGAACCCTGGGAGATAACATGGCGGGGTTTGCTTATCGATATGGAAAACCATGAATTTCCCCTGGATAAAATGGGAACTATGAGCGAAATATTCGACGTTAATGGTGCCTGGAACGTAGCCAGTGAGATACTTCAGAAAGTAGGCATTGAAGCTATTTACATTAAGGATATCAGTTTTGACTTTGTGGAAGGTTTTGAAGATACCATATCATACAGTCTTACAACACGTCAGATAAAACCGTTGGAATATCAACTTGTCAATTAATATGAAACGAACCCTTTTAATATTGGCCATTATGCTAATGTATTTGAATATGACCTCTCAGGTCACTTTGGGAAATGTATTTTTAAAACACATTTCAGGGTTTGAAATCAATGAGAATATCCTTGAGATGTCGAATGTTGCTAAAATAACCGTTCCACGTAATTATGCAAAGTTGGGTGACAAATCTATCCTGGAACAATTCAAAGTTGGTGATAGGATGAAAATAGAATGCGGTTACTATACCGACAAATCAAATACCGTTACTTTTCAACCTGAATTCACCGGTTACATACGTGAAATAGAAAGCGACTTTCCATTGATCATCCATTGTGAAGATGAATCGTATGTGTTGAGACAAACCAGTTATATCAAGTCGTACACATCAGTTACACTCAAACAATTGCTTACTGACATTATTCCAAAAAGTGTAACCTGGGAATGCCCGGATGTATATATCGGAAAATACCATATTGATAAGGCAAGTGCTTTTGCAGTTCTGATTGATTTGGTAAAAGAAAAAGGACTTTACAGCCGGATGAATAACGGTCACCTGAAGGTTGGGCTAGCTTATGACTTTGTTGGGAAATCAAAAGTTCATGAATATCAAATCAGGTTAAACGTAAAGCAAAACGAACTGAAGTATAAACGCAAAGAAGATTTTAAAATCAGGTTTAAGGCTGTTGCAACCAATCCAAACGGAAAAAAAACAACCGTTACTCTTGGAAGCAATGAAACAAATGCTTCAGAACGAACCTTAAACTTTGCCGGACCGATGACCAAGGAACAATTGACCGAAGCTGCACGCGGTGTAATGGCTAAATTGGTGTATGATGGTTATACCGGCACAATAACAGGATTTGGAACTCCACGTACTCATGCCGGTGATGCACTCAAGCTGATTGATAAACTGGAGCCGGAACGTGCCGGAACATATTTGATAGAAAAGGTTGACATAACTTATAATGAGAGTGACGGTTTTCAACGGAAAAATTACCTGAGCTATAAGGTTTAGTCCGGATTGAGTCAATAGGCGCAACGTGCCCCTCTAAGGCAATAAGTATTTACAGTTGGGTGAACGTAGGTGATAGCATGGTAAAATGGATTGTGAAAGATTTTAAAGCGGTTTTAAAGTAGTTATAAAACATGGGAGCATTAGAGCAGGCAATAGAGGAAGCCATGAAAGCATCCGCGAAAAAGTTTCTGGTAAAACAGATACTAACCGGGATTGCCAAAGAAGTCGGAAATACGACATGCACTGTTGAGCGCGAAGATGCTCCTACGCTTTATGAAGTTCGATTAAATGCAATTGACGATGACCTGCAAAGTAACGTGACTATTTATCCGGCTGAAGGGAGTTCTGTCATAGTGGCTATCATTGAAGGATTGAAAACAGAAGCGGTTTTGATCAAATGTTCCGAGGTTTACCAGGTGAAGATTAAAATTGGCGAACAAACGCTGATCATGGATAAGGATGGAGTTATTTTTAATGGAGGTGAGAAAGGACTTGCTAAAGTTGATACACTGACTGAAAAGATAAATGCCATAGAGAATGATATAAATAAACTTAAAACTGCTTTCAGAACATGGGTGACAGTTCCAAGCGATGGCGGTGCCGCATTGAAATTAATAACAGCTTCCTGGTTTGCTTCAGTATTACCAATTACAACTCAAGTACAATTAGAAGATACTAAAATCAAACACTGATGAAAGGGATAATACTTAATGAAAACTTTGAACTGGAAGTTATACCGGTACGTGATACCAATGGTTTAATTACTTCAGGTATTCAAGTTGGAAATATAGACTATCAACGTGTGAAAATAATTGTAATTGCTCAAAAAGGTGAATTTAAAGAGTTTCCAACATTAGGATTCGGTATTGATAATTACCTGAAGGCAAATGTACAGGATATTAAACAACGCTTTATTGCTGAAATGATAAAAGAACTGAAATCAGATGGCATGAATGCAAAGGTGACAGTGGGAAATAAGTTAAGTGATTTTTCAGTTGAAATATAATTTTATAAAATAAAACGAATTATGAAATCATTAAGAACAATGCTATTAGTCAGGCAATTTGAAGGTTGCAAACTAAAACCTTATTTGTGTCCTGCCGGTATTCCTACCATTGGTTGGGGAAGTACCCGTTACACAAATGGTGTCCGGGTATCCATGAAAGATCCTTCCATTACTCAAGCAAAGGCTGATGAAATGCTTTTGTGGGATTTAAAAGCTTTTGAATCCGATGTAACGATGCTAACTAAGTCTGTAACTCTCACACAAAACCAGTTTGATGCACTTGTAGACTTTGCATACAACTGTGGTTCTGATATAGACATAGATACTATTCCTGAAGGATTGGGTGACAGTATGCTATTGAAAAAAGTATTGGTAAATCCAAATGACCCGACAATTGCGAATCAGTTTAACAACTGGGTACATGGAGGGGGAAAGGTATTGCCAGGCCTTGTAAAGAGACGTAAAGCTGAAGTTGAATTGTATTTTACAAAATAGAGTCATGAATAATTACTTAACTAAGTTCCTGACAGCATACGACTGGAATTCATTCGAAGAATTTATGTTATCGCTATTCCCAAGTTTCAAATATCAGTTGCAGGGAATGATGCTTAGTATTTCATTCCTATCAGGCATCGTAAATTATTGCCTTGGCATTCAACCTGCGTTGGCATTTGCCATGTTTATAGCTGTTATTGTTGAAGTGCGTACTGGAATAAAAGCATCCCGTAAACTTGGAAAGAAATTTGAATCATTCAGGTTCTCACGCTGTGTGATTAAAATTGCAATATGGTTAGTTATACTCTATATTATTCATGCATTCGAAAAGGAGTATGAAAGCCGTACAAACCTGATACAAATAGCTGCATTTGCTTTCTTTAATTTTATCTATGTAGTTGTTCTGACAGGATTTTTGATTGAATACCTTACTTCTATACTAGAAAATG